ATCGCACTATATAATTACAATTAATAATGCCTGTAGGTTGGTCAGAATCTAATGTTTCTATAACAACAGCACCAGGTTGTACGTCTATTGCATAACCATTTAATGTTAAATCTGCCATTATTCTGCTATGCATATTTTCTACTACAGCATCAGCAGTTGTAACTGGTGTGGATGATCTTACAATAATTGCACATCTAACAGTAAGCGACCAATCTAATGTAGGTAAACTTGTATTTTGTTCTGGATTATCGTCTACAGCTTCTATTAAAATACTTGGTGTTTGACTTCTTGTTAACGCAACTACTCTATCTCTATATGCTCTATTAGAAATACCTGTAGTTGGTGTAATGACTGTTAACAATCGAGCTAATATGTTTTCACGTTTAGTAGTCATGTTTTCTGTAAAGTAATTTCTCTAGTTAAACCATCTAAACCTGCTTCATTTGTTCTTACAGTGTAGGCTGTACTATCTACAGTAATAGAATCACCTGCAACTAAAGAACCAAAATCTGAATTTTTACAATGCAAAACATAGCCAACGGAAATAACTTGGTCACCTGCTAAAACATCAGTAGGTTGATCTAGTATCCCATTAGCAGTAGTTCCCCCAGAAGTGCATGAAACACCAAAGGGAGAACCAAAAACTGTTGTTAAAT